GCGGGTTTAGCATATGGTGCTTATCAGGGATATCAATCTTTAAATGAAGATAAACCAGAAGAAAAAGCAAATGGTGGTAAATTAAAAAAAGCACATGCAGGAGGGTGGATTAATGGTCCCCAGTCTGGATATAAAGTATCATTAGATGGAGGTAGAAGCACTTCATTTATTGGTCATGGTAAGGAATATGTTGCACGTAAAGCTGATGGTGGAGCATTTGTAGTTCCTTTCAATACACCAGCAACACAAAGAATGTCTGGTCTCACATCCAAGAGAATTGGTGAGGCAAAAAGAGGTGGATACAAACTTCCTGGATTCTCTCAAGGTGGATACTTAGACGCAACGAAGAGACAAGATAATACTCAGGGAGATAATGCCAATAAGAAAATCTTCTTACATTGGAGTGCTGGACATAGGGATGGTACAAACTTTAATAATGGATATGGATATCACACTTATATTCCTTCTAGTGGAAAACCTGTTCGTAGAGCAAAGTATGGTGCAACTGGTGTACCCCACCATACTTACGGAAGAAATAAAAGTCAGTCTGCAGCAATTGGTGTTGCTGGTATGTCAACTGCTAATAATGAAAACGGTTCTAGTTTTGGTTCTCAAGCAATTACTCCAAACCAGTACAAAGGTATGGCAAAGGAATCTGCTTCCATTGCTTTGAATTGGGGATGGAAACCGTCAGACATCACGGATAAGAAAGTAAGAACACACGCTGAAGAATATAGAGATTATCCAAATTGGTATAACCGCAATAACGGCAGTCATTATCGTTGGGATTTATCCAGACTTTATGCTGGCGAACCCCATCTTTCGGGTGGTCCTAAGATTCGCGCTATGATTAAGCAGCAAATGGGAATCCTTGGTGGTAATAGACCATCTGGATCGAAACCAAAGAATCATCATGATGATGGGGCAATGGGACCAGGACCTCAAAGAGGGTTCTTTAGTAAATTGCAGGGTGCTGTTGATGCCATGACGGGCGGAAGGACAGACTTTGATGGTTTGGGTAGTGGAACACAAGCACCCCCTGCTGCTACGACGCCTAGCGAGTCTTCAGCAAATACTGGCGGTGGTGGTGGCGGTATGGGTAAGGGTAAAGATTTCTGGACCCTGGCTGCTGTTGCTGGTACTGAAGATAATGATGCTCAAGGTTGGGCAGACGTTGCTCAATCTGTCTACAATAGAAAAGCATCAGGAGTCAATTTCAATCAAATCAACGGAAGTATTTCGGGATATCTTCTCGGAAGAATGCAATATGAACCCACCTGGAAATATCCTAAAGCAGGTGTTACTGGAAAACCAAATGCAGAATGGCACGCAATTAAAGACGCTGATTCTGCTGCTAGAGCAATGGGGAAACCAGTCTCTTATGTAAAAAGAGTTGCTAAGGCATTGCAGAATAAAGGGTTGCAAAAGAAAGCAGCGTCGTTTGTTGGTGGTAGAACTGACTTTATGGGCGGCAATGAAGTTCCTGACTTCAATAAAGGTGATGTAAGAAGAAAAGGCAACATGCCAAATAACTTCTTTGGTTGGTTTGTTGGTGGTGGAGCACAACAAAGAAGTAAAAGTAAATCTGCTGCTGGTATTCCTGGTTTCACTGGATCACAATCTGGAAAAATATCTGAAACTGGTACTGGAACAACTCCAAGTGGTCATGATACTAGAGATGCTGCAGCGACTGGAGGCGCAGCAAAAAGAAACTTGTTTGATGATTTAACAGGTAGGGGCGCAAATCCTTTTAATAGAGAGTCTGAATCCTATGCTCCATATAGTGGTGTATATGGCACTAGTGGAGAAACTTATAGAGATTCTTCTGCTTTACAAAAAGCAACTCAAGAGCGAAACGCAGCAAAACAAACTGTATTAAATAGTTCTAGGCAACTAGCATCTTCTATAATGGGTGCTGCTACTGGTCAAAATCAAGTTGTAATGCAGCAAGTTCAGCAAGCACAGATGGCAACCCAGTCTAGTATTCAAAAGGCACAGTCAACAAATTCTTCCCCTGCTCTTGTAGGTGGAGGTGGTGGTGCAATTCTTAAAACAACTGCAGCAGTACTAAATTCTTTTAACAACCCACTTAAGGGCATTCTCTAATGGCATTACCAAGGTCTGAATCTGGATCAGTACAATATAAATTAGTTATCAACAGAGATGGTGCAGATATCACCAATGCTGATGGTGGTAAAGACCTGAATGAATTTGTTACTGCTATAGAGATATTTGAAAGTATCACATCTGCAACTCTAGAAGCAAGAGTAGTTATTAATGACTCTGCAGGATTGATTGGTTCCTTGACAGGTTCTGAAATTTTTAAGTTGCAGATTCAAGGATCAATTTCAAATTTCACATATTATCTTCGCTCATATAACATTGAATCTCGTTCTAGAGTGAGTCAAAGCACAGATGTCTATATTGTGAGTATGGCATCTGAGGAGTATATTAAAAATGAAATCACTAATGTATTTGGTAATACAACGGTACTTTTTAACAAAGACACTAAAGCAGCAAATGTTTTAAAGTTATTACTAAGAAGTGCTAGATTCTTAGGTACAAACAAGAAAATTTTTATTGAAGATACTTTGAATGCACATGATTATATAATTCCTAACTGGAGACCATTTGATTGCATTTATTGGATGTGTAATCGTTCTATTCGTGCGGGTAATTCAGCAAACTCATTACAAAGTGGATATGTATTCTTTGAGAATGCATTTGGATTTCATTATAAGTCTATTGATAAAATGATTGATGATGTAAACTCTCAATCACCATCAAAGAAAACAAACTATAATTCTGCAGAACCAAGATTATATCGGTACGAATATATCCCCAAGAGAACCAGTTCTAATCAATCTGCCGACCAATTCAAAATTGATACTGTTGTTTTTCCTGAAGAGAGAAACTTTTTGATGGGATTGCGACATGGTGCATGGTCAGGATTTAGCATTGGATTAGATCCTGTTACAGTATCTACTTCTAAAATGGGCGCAAGTACAGATTTATCAGGAGATGCGTATAGATATTCTATTTTTGAAATGTGGTCAAAGATGTCTCACCTCAAAGGAGGTCAGAATGCAAATCCTCTTGAAGCAATGGATACAGGCATTCAAGAAATGATAAAATATCCAAAAAGAGTCCGCTATAGTATCATGCCCAATCAGATATTTGACCAAAAAGATACTGATACTAAAGGTGCTACCTATGAGCAATTAGTTGAACTTCAAGCATATCAATGGATGAGGATTGAAGCATTAAAAACATTGAAACTTCAAATTAGTATTCCTGGCAATTTAGACTTATATGCAGGTCATGGTATTGAAATCACATTACCAAGCACTGCCAAATCTGGAAATAAAACAAAGATTGATAAAAAATACAGTGGACGATATATAATAGCTGGGTTGACGCATAAAATTCTGGGAAATAACATGACAACAGAACTTATGCTACTAAAGGATTCTATTCGTCAATAAATAAAATTATGAAGATTAATAACCAATTATGGAAAGTATCGAAAAGCACATCAAAGTTGACAAGGAAATTCTTGACAACCCACTAACATCACCTAATCAACGTCGTCACATTGAAGGTGAATTGCATGAGTTGGAAGACTATGTGCAGCATCACAAGGCAGAGATTGAAGCAGGTGATCATCACGACCCTTCCCCATTAGAACTATTTTGCGATTCCAATCCATCCGAACCTGAGTGTAAAGTCTATGAAGATTGATGACTTTATCCTAGGTCATTGGTCTAATAGGCATCAAGCACAAAGTCAACCCACTAAGTATTCTACAGTCGAGATACTTTGGGAAAAAATGGGCGATGGATATCACTCCAAAAATTATTATAGATCTGATGGACCAGATAACCCGTATAGGGAAAGATATCATAAAGCGATTAAAATTTCAGAGACTGAAGTTCACTTTCAAAACTATGATTTGAACTGGACAAGAGCAGGAAAATGTGATATGATATTCACATACGACGGCAATGCATGGCACGGTCAACTTGGCGGTAGTGAATGTACTGGTGTTCGGGGTTATAGAGTTGTAGCAGAAATTCATTTGTATGGAGATAAACTTCATAGTATGGATCAAGGTTACAATTCTGAGGGAGAGATGATGTGGGGTAGTGAATTACTCTACAAATTTACCCGAATGGGCGAATAACTCAGCGGTAGAGTGTCTCCTTTACACGGAGGTTGTCGGGGGTTCGATCCCCTCTTCGCCCATAAATAAAAATGTTATAGATTATTGAATCGATGCAAACCATTGACGGTATCATTAATGAACCTACAGTAAATTTCGTCGGTAAGGATGGATTTTTCTGGTGGGTTGGTGAAGTAGAAGATGTTGAAGATCCTATGGAGTTGGGTCGAGTAAAGGTTCGAGTTCTTGGATACTATACAAATGTAAGAGGAGGAACGACAACAGACTTGCCTACAGAAGCATTACCTTGGGCAACAGTGATGCAGCATACTTCACAAGCAGGTAATGATTCTCAGGGTGAAAGTTCTGGTCAGTTGCAACCTGGTGCAATTGTTATGGGGTTTTTCCTCGATGGCGAAAGCGCACAAATGCCTCTTGTAATGGGAGTTCTTCGCGTAAATAAAAACGGAGATAGTCAAGATACTAAGGAGTTTGCATTTACAGGAGAAAAAATGCAACCAGGACTTGCTCCTGGAGCAGGTCAACTTCCTCCTGGTGAAACAAATATTCTAAAGTCTACTCATAGAGCAGGTAATCAGAATAACTCAGTAGCACTTCCTAATTCTAAAACTGTTGCTCCTGGTGGAATTGGTCAACCAGCAAATATTGGTACTCAACCTGGAATTGCTGGTAGTTCTAGCAATTCACAAAAACCTAGAAATCCTGAAAAACCAATTCCTGCTGGTAATGGTGTTGGTGGACCTTGGAAAACTTTAGAATATAAGTTAAGTTATCTGGTTGAGGATATTGCTAACACTGCAGGCAGTCTTGTTAAGAATGAGAGTGGTAATTTTCTAGATGTTGTTAGTGGTAAGTTAGTTACTGCAGAAATGCTTACATCAAAGTTGCAAAACTTTTTAAGTAGTGTATTTACTCAAGTCATTTCTGCTATACGACAGCAATTTTCCCAACTTACAGAACAATTATCAATTGCTAGTTTATTGGGTGGTGCTACGGGAGCACCATATATCATCTATACTATTATTCAGCAAGCAATTCAACAAATTCTTTCTGCTCTGTGCCTTGAAGATAGTAAGTTGATGGGATATATCTCAGACCCTATTGGTTCTGTTGTTAGTCTTGTAGAAGGATTTTTGGATGCTGCTATTAGTAAAGCAGAAATGGTATTGCAAGGAGTTCAGGATGTTATCGATTCTGTAATCTGTCAGGTCCAGAGCATTATCAACACCATGCAGGATGTTGTATCAACTGTTGTTGACCTTGTACAAGGTTTCGAGCAGGTACAAGCTATCATTGAAACCTGGAAGGAAGGAAGTAAGATTTTTGAAGAAGGTACAGACTTAATCCAACAAGGAATCAGCAACATCACAGGTTTGATTTCATTCTTCCTAAATTTCTTTTCGTCAGGTTGTAATCGTGAAGCACATGGCGGAAAGGATACTGTAGGTTGGTTCCCTATGTTTGGTGTCACTCACTGTACTGATGCTGAGTTAGATGAAATTAATAGAATTAGGGGAAGACAAAGAGGAGATTGTGGAAGTAATGATGCTGGTGCCAGTCTTTGGGATAGTCTTTATAAAGAAGCAGACCCATATTTAACTGCGGCAAAAACTTTTATCAATGGTGCATATGAATTGCATGTTGGTACTCCAGGGCGTCAAGCAACTGTTAAAAAATCTGAAAATGGTACTACTCATACGTCAGTAAATTATAATAACTCCTCTTTCTCTGAGTATCAATTTTTAAGACAACTTAGAAAGAGTAATCCTGATATCACCCAGGAAGAACTAGATAAAAAATATAACAGTTATGTTAAGAAAAATGCAGGTAGTAAAGGTGATACTGGTAATTTAGTTGCTGACCACTCTTCTTATGCTGGTAACTATACACAAGAAGTTCATGGTGATGATTGCAAACTTGTTGATGGTGATTATGTTCGTACTATTGATGGGAGTTATCATCTAAAAATTACTGGGGATTGCCATCTTGAAGTTGGTGGTGGATTCTTTATGTCTGCTGAAGGAGCACCAACAGTGGCACCTAAAAATGGTGCTTCACAAAATGAAAAAATTCAAAAGCATACTATCAGACTTGGTTCTGACCTTGATTTTAATGTTGCTGGAGGTAAATTAGGATTACAAGCATCCGAAATTGAACTTGCTTCACAGGCTAATAAAATTGCAGGTTCATCTTTAGAAGTTTCTTGTATGAATCAAAGTTATTCTGGCGGTGAGATTATGATTAATGCCAATAACTCCATTGAATTCAATACTGTATCGGAATATCACTTTATTAACTTTCCAACTACAAATCCAATTTCTGCTAAGTCTGGTATCTTTAACTCTGTTAGAGGTTCTGTAGACTATATTATTACTCCTGGAGGTTCTGCTGCTGATGCAGTTCCTAGATTTAATGTCATTAACCCCTCTGGTCCTGTTAATTTTACCTGCGGTGCAACTGGATATAACTGTAGTGTTACCACTGGAGCATTCAACGTTGATGTTGTTGCAGGTCTGTTTAGGATCTCTTCAAGTACCGTTGGCACCATTGACGCATTAGGAGCACTCAACCTCAGTTCAGAGGGTATCGTTCGCGTTTCAGGTAAGTCTATCTTCTTGAATTGACAACCGTTGCTTCCTGTGCTATGATATGGGAGCAACTCAAAGAACTATGACCGACGCCCTCGCACACATCTTTGTAGACTTCTCAAAACGAAAGGTGACTCTCGTAGATGATGAAGGTTATGAGAAGGATGTTCGATGGAACTTTAATTCTATAGGTGCTGAAGGTTTCTCTGAAACAATCTCTCAAATACAAGAGATTGTTGATAATGATATGATTACCTATTGCTTTGCTGTAAAATGAACGAACCCATCTCTGTAACACTGGAAGAAGCAGAAAAGTACTTTGAGTTTCTGGTTGATATGTGTGAGCGCAATCGTTGCGTTTGGCGTATCGAAAGACCTGATGGTGCTGCTGTAATTCTTGCGCCAGTTGTTCAGTCAGGACCTCCCTTATCGGAGGAAGTAATTGACCAGGTAGAAGAATTTCGCAAACAGTTTTTAGACCAACCTAATTAAAATGAAAAAGATTATTCTAACTTTGATGGCAGCATGTCTTGCTGCTCCTGTAATGGCAGAACCTATTATGGAGAGTGAATACAGGACTAATCATTCCTTGGGATGTATGTTGTTGGGTGAATGTACTGATGGTGTCAAGAAAGTATATTCTATGCTTGATATCTCATCAGAATACGATAACATGGAAGAATTCACTGGTGTGACTGGTGAGTTTCATAATATGTTACACTCACTCAATCAGATTGGCGTGAATGTATTCCTTGCTGATGAGAAGTATTTCCCCGCAGGACATCGTGGAGTATATCATACTGTCTCTAACAACTTCTTTCTCAATAAGAATTTTATGGGACAACCTAGTACTCTGATGATGGTTATGCGTCATGAAGGATGGCACGCTGCACAAGATTGTATGGCAGGCACGATTGATAACAGTCTGATTGCTATCATCAAACCAGAGGATGAAGTTCCTATGATTTGGCGTGTGTTAGCAGAACGTACATACCCTAAGTCTGCTGTGCCATGGGAAGCAGAAGCAGGTTGGGCAGGTAGAACTGAGAACATGACAATGAATGCTCTTGCTGCCTGTGCTGGTGGTAGTATGTGGGAAGTCTATCCTCCTACCCCACTAACACGTAAGTATCTGATAGATTCAGGATACATTAAAAACTAGGTTCTATAAAGGCAACTATATAGAGAACCCGTGAAATAAAACATGTATGAAGAACTAAATTGTTTTGAGGAAGCACTCAAACATTTTGGTACTAGAGTTGAAATTCTCACTGCTATGGAAATGGCAAGAAAAATATCACCTGAAGATGCCTATCAGATGATTAAGGATGAACTCAAAGAAGTCAAAAAGTGTCGTAAACTATTCAAGAAGGAGGGATGACTTTAATGGGATTGTACGACACTGTTCGGTCTTCTTTTGATTTAGGACCAGGTTACAACAGAAAAGACCTCCAAACAAAAGATTTGGAGTGTATGATGTATGATTATTGGATTGACCCTACAGGTAAACTGTATGAAGTTGATTACTCACATACACAAGATTTCAATCAAGATTTTACTTCATATGTTGCCAATGGCAATCATGGTAAAGTCAAACCAATTTACTGGAATGGTGTAGTAGAAGTATTTCCTGCCAAATGGGATTGTTACTACGCACCATTTCCATCTTGCTTTTTAACCTTTACTCGTGGTATAATTACTGAGGTAACACATGAACGTGAAAGAACTGCCTGATGGCAAACTCGAAATCGAATGGGACGAAAACGACCCGATTGAAAGCATCCTCAACAACTGGACGGAAGAAGACTTCAAAAACTTCTTCGACGAGTGCCTCCGTCAAGACTCAGCAGAATTTGAAAAAGAATCTGGAGAAACTGGCATCTCCGAAGCAACCCAAGAAGACATCGAAGACTTCTGGTACAACGAACTCATCCAAGAAGACGACATCACGAAAGAAAGTTATTGAACCCAAAAATAGTCGTAAGCAAGAACTATTTCCTCATAAGACATTTCCCTATCGTCTGGAAATAAAAAAACAAAAACGATTATGCTGGTTTGTTTGTCATGAACATGCCTTAAAAGAAATCACTAGATACAATCTACAACCCAAAGATTACGTTTATCAAGTTTATCCTAAGTACCTATGAGACCTGAAACCCGCGAATCAATGGAAAATCTTTGGTCAGCAAAATGGAACTTGCCAAAGGCAGCAAAAAATGCTAACCTTACTGAGAAGGAAATGAAAATCACATTCAATGAGTATTGTGCATTTCATCCTCCAATCTACAACCCCGATGGGAGTGTGGCGGAATCGGTAGACGCACCAGACTTAAAATCTGTTGAGCAATATGCTCGTGAGAGTTCAAGTCTCTCTACTCCTATAGTCACGGATGGACTTTAACAGCACATGGGTAAATATGACTTTGGTGGTCTTGAAAGGCATCCTGCTAACATACTAAGGTTAATTAGTGAGTTAGAGGGATCCTATCAACTTTGTAAGTGGATGGGTTTTGAAGAGGATATGAAAATCCTCGATGAAATGAAAAAACCCTACTATAAACTCTACTTCAAAACGAAGAAAGAGTATGATAAAATGCCTCCGTAGCTCAGTGGTAGAGCAGGGCTTTTGTAAAGCTCAGGTCGCAAGTTCAAATCTTGTCAGAGGCTCTCAATCCTCCTTAGCTCAGCGGTAGAGCGGTTGACTGTTAATCAATTTGTCCCTGGTTCGATCCCAGGAGGGGGAGTTATGAAAAAACTAGAAGTATTTCCAACACCATTACATTTCTTTAATATTGGTACTACCAAAGAATTTTTAGAATGTAAAAAAGCATTAGAAAATATTGCTGCTGAATGGGATTGCAAAGCAAGACCTAACGACCTTTCAGTGACTACAGACGATAATTTGCATATACAAGAACCTTTTATGGGTTTGTCTAAACTTATTCTGTCTAAATCCAAAGAAGTATTTGACGACCTTGGATTGGTGAGAGAATCTGAAAAGGTTGTTTGTATGTGGTCAAATATATCTCGTGCAGAAAATAAGCATCAAATGCATTTACATGCAAACTCTTACTATAGTGTTGTACTATATCTTAATTGTCCTCAACCATCGCCAGGAAATTTTGGAGTTAGAGACCCTCGTCCTGGATTACTACCAACATTTTTTGAATATGAAAAAGAAAATGCATTTTCTAAAAGAACTATAGATATTTTACCAGAAGAAGGATTATTAATTTTCTTCCCTTCTTGGTTAGAACATGGTGTGCAGAATGGAGATTTTCCTAGCAATGAACGAAGAATATCTCTCAGTTGTAACATCATGCCAGTTTCAAATGTAACAGATTACACCCACCAGTATTATTATCAATGAAAGGCATCTATTTACAATACGATTTTTTGTCTTCAGCAGAATGCTTTGCTGTAATGTCTTTTTATGAGGCAAATAAAGATAAAACATTTCTGCATGAATACAATCAATCATACCCTCTTCAATTGCATCATTTTCAGGGATTTAATGAATTTGATTATATTCATTCACGAGTAGTTGATTATGCTGAAGTGCTATCTAAGACCAAGTTTGAAGTTCATAATTTTGAGATTGTGAAGTGGGGTCCTAAATCAAAAATGAAATCGCATAAAGATTTTTCTGTTGATGAGTGGAGTGCTATTGTATATCTCAATGACAATTACTATGGCGGCAAAACAGAATTTACTGACCAAGAGTTAAAGATTACACCAAAACAAGGAACATTAGTTTTGTTTAATGGATATACTATGCCGCATAGCGTCTCAGAAATTTTGAATGGAAATAGATATACTATGGCGTACTGGTTAGAAAATGAATCTGTTTGAGTTCGGGGAATGGAATCTGACTACCGAAGAGTTTATGGGTAGTAAGATTATTACTATTGAAAATTATTTTAAGTATCCAGATTTAATTCGCAATCTTGCCTTAGAACCATTACCTGATTTGTGGAGAGCAAATTTAGAAGGTAGTATGAATGGTGTTCATTACATAGACAGACGGTCACTATTAAAATTAACTGGTAAGTATGATGAGCAATTTTCTAAGCATTATGATTACCTAGGTCAATTTATTAATCAGAAGGCAGGATTGCATAGTATTGATAAATCTGTTATCAGTAATGTTACGAGATTTTTAAAAACTTCTTTTAATAATATCAACGATAACTATTGGTGGCCACATAGAGATAGAGGATATAATGCAATCGTATCTCTGAATAATGAATTTTATGATGAATTCTCGGGTACGGTTTTATATCACCCTACAGGAGAACAACCCAAAGCACCAGAGAGTACAAATCCATGGGTATCTAAAAGTGAATATACTATTGTAAAACATTTGAAAGCAAAATATAATAGGTGTGTAATGTTTGATGGAAAATTATTTCCTCATGCTATGCACATAGATAATTATGATTTCTTTAGTGATTTTTATCGAGTAAATGTAGTCTTATTTTTTGAATAATGAAGGAAGAAAAAGAACAAACTATACCCGAACATCTATACGATGAATGGGAATCTTATCTTGCTGTTTGCGAATCTTTTGGTATAGAACCTAGCAAACGCAGATTCTTAAGATACAACGAATTGTTCCCGTATAAATAAACTTGTAGCAAATCGTGTGATTATTCCGTGGGAACTAGAAAAATTTCTCAGTTAGAAACTATTGATGATGCGAATCTATCTGGAGAAGCGATTCTTCCTGTAGTTGTATCGGACCCATTGATTCCTAACCGCAAGGTAAAGGTCAATCAACTTCATAAAGGAGTTGCACAAGGAGTAAAAAATGCACCTGGTTTGTGCTTTGACTTAGATCGTGATACGGGTTTGTATCAAACTCAGTATGATGAAATTGGTCTTGGTTTTGGTGATGGTGGTATTGAGTTTAGTAGAAGTGTAATTGATGTTACTTCTACATTAACAATCAATGCAGTTGATGAGACAGCAACTAATTCCAACATTAGATTGTCTCCTAAGGGAACAGGTGTTGTTCAGGTTGCTGGTGGATTTCGTATTGCTGATGGTGATTTTGAATTAGAAGATGCTCAGGGTCCACGAGTAAAGTTTGAGGTTGGACTTGTAGGAAGTGGAACTTCCTTACGAACAATGACATTCCCTTCTATATCTGCTGGTAGTGGAACTACGTTAGTTGGTGCAGATACTCAGCAAACATTAACGAATAAAACCCTACTCATTGATGAAGACAATTTAGTTATTGTTGATGGTTCGGAAGAAGCAAGTTTTCAAATTAATTGGGCAATATCATCAGGAATTAGAAGATCGTATTTTCTCCCTGATGCAGGAACAGTAACAACTACTGCTGAACCAACTGCAACTGCTTCTACATTACTGGATACTAAATCTATTCAGACGATTCTCAACAAAACACTTGTTGACCCTAGGATTGCTACTGACTCTGAGGCAGGTACTCCATATGTAATCATTAACACTGATTCATTAACTGACAATAGAACAATTACAGTTCCCGATTTAAGTTTAACTTTAGTTGGTCTTGATACTACTCAGTCGTTAACTAACAAAACGATTGAGAACCTAATTCTTAATGATAGTGGGGATGTTACAAAGAGAGCAACCTTCAGTACAGCGAATCAAAACACTACTACTAATAGAGTATTTGAATTCCCTGAGACTGATGACCTAAATACAACTATTAGTGATAACAATACGTTAGTCACTACATTAGCAACACAGAAGTTATCTGATAAAGAATTGGTACAACCAGGCATTTCTGATGCTGCTGATTCTTCTTTTAGTGTTACTATTCGTGCTGATAATATTACTGCAGATAGAGTTATTCGATTCCCTGATTCGGATGCTACACTTCTTTCTACAGAAAACGTTACTGCTGAAGACGTAAACTTCGGTGCTGGTATTGGTGGTCAAACCCTGACTGGTAGAACCAGACAACAACAATTTTTCTACGCAGGATTCTAATTTTTAACAATGGCAAGACAAGGACTTCTAGCACAAGCTAAACCAGCGGCAACAACTGATACATTGTTGTACTCTTCCTCAGTTACTGAGTCAACATCAGCATTACTTAAAATTGCTAATGATGGTACTGGGGCAGCATATCGTGTTGCACTTAGGGATTACGATCAAGCGTTAGTGCTTGACGCATCAACTTATAAATTACACAAAGGTGATGTAGTTACAAACTATCGTATTAATATTGATACTGCAATTGCTGCTTCAACATTCACTCCAGGACAGGCATTTACAACTGGTGATGGAGAAAAAAGTTTTAAGTTTGAATCTTTCTTCATCCCAACTCTAACAACAATTTTTGTTAAAGCATTTGCAATTCGTGACTTATCTCTAGAATCAATTACAGGCAATTTTGATTTGGGAGATACGGTTACAAAGGGTACTGGTGGTGATACGACTGTTGCAACAGTATTTGCATCATCTGGTGGATTTATTTCTGTTGGTCCTTCTACTATCAATGGTTCAGGAACCGAGTTTGCAGATGGTGATACTCTAACTAGTAGTTCTGGTGGTACGGGTACTGTTTCTGTTGGTGGTATTGGCACTGCTACTAGTAAGTATGTCTTCTCAGAGACTACTATTGGTGCTAACTACGATAGACAAGTATCTGCTCTATTCTCTGATAGAACGTATCGTTTTGATGTTTCTGACAGCACAATGTCAGGTAGAGATTTCAAACTATCGATTACTGAAAATGGAGAATTTGGTCCTGATGGGGACTTTACGGCAACCGCTGATAATGGTGTTGAGTATACAACAGGAAAAACTTCTAATGGTACTGCTGGTAGTGGTGGTGCATACGTTCAGTACGATTTCTCTGCAAATTCCTCACTCCCTGTAGAAATCTTTTGGTATGATGGTGGAACTGGAACTGCTGGTAATTCTTCTTATGGTGGTGCTGATGATACCTTCGCTACAACAAGTGATGTATCTTACGATGAATTCTACGCATATGATATTGTAGGTACTCTTGTAGATAATACGGACACTTTTGAAGCAGATAGTATTACATATACTATTGAAAGTCAAACATCAGGGTCATATGGTATTATCAGAGATTATACAGGAACAGCATTAAAAATTATTCTTGGTGTTGGTTCTACTGAATTTGCTGGCACTGACATCTTTAGAGACGTACCTAAAGTCGCTTCTATTAATAGATCTGATGTAACAGTAAGTTCAGTAACAACCGCAAAAGCAGCGATTGATACTAATACATACCTTGCAGTTGATACAGCGTTGTCTGCTAATACAGTAGATAATATTACATCATTAGTCATTGGTCCTGGTCAAAGAGTTCATGTTTACTCAGCAACTCAAAATAATGTATTCTCCTTAATTGGTTTTGAGGATGGAAGTAGTGAGTTTACAACTCGCGTCCACGGCATCTACTAAATAACTGTATAAGAAAGACCTCTAAGCAGAAATGGCTCTTACTAGACTTAAGAATATTATTACGTCCAGAACTGGACGTATTATCTACGTTAACCCTGATGATTTCGATGCATCCGATGCTATCGATAATAGGGGAAACTCGGCGTTACGACCCTTTAAGTCTATTCAAAGAGCGTTTCTTGAGGTAGCAAGATTCTCGTATCGAGTTGGTTTATCAAATGACGAATTTGATGCCTTCTCGATTATGCTGTATCCAGCAGAATATATCGTTGACAACAGACCTGGCGAAGTTTTATATACAAACGTTGCTCCCATTGATGAGAACTCAAACTTAGATTTGACTTCTCCAAACAATGTTTTATATAAGTTTAATTCGGTAGAAGGTGGTATTATCGTTCCTAGAGGTTGTTCCCTCGTTGGTACTGACCTTCGTCGTACAAAAATTATTCCTAAGTATGTTCCTTACCCTACAGTATTTGCTGCAAAGGGTATTAATACAGAATCACAAGTTCCTCCTCGTACTGCTATCTTTAAGGTAACTGGTGGTACTTATTTCTGGCAATTCTCATTCTTCGATGGTGCTGAAGAGGGTGTATATTACAAACCTGATAGTGTAGAGACACTAGCACCTAAATTCTCACACCATAGACTTACTTGTTTTGAATTCGCTGATGGATTCAATTCCTTACAAACTTTAATCTCTGGTGATCCTACTAGAGGTTTAGAGCAAACAGTTCCTAATGCAGATTATTCTGCTGTTCCTAATATCTTAGAAAGAACTGACCTAGAAATTTACTATCAGAAAGTATCGAAAGCATTTGCTACTATTCCCGATACATCTGGCGACCCTGCTAATGACCAAATCCAGGCAAGAGTAGAAGAAAATAGAATCGTTGGTCCTATTTCTGATGAATACCGAGTCCTTCAAGTTACTCGTAATGGTAATACTGCTACGGCAGTTACTGTTGATGAGTTTGATAATCCCAGGGACCATGGTTTCTCTGTTGGTGTTAACATTAATATCTCAGGAGTTACTGGTTCATCTGGACCACAATCGTTAGTCGATGCAAGTTTGTATAATGGTTCCTTTACTGTAACTTCTGCATCAGGTAATATCTTTACCTATCAGATGCTATCCGAACCTTCTGGTAATGCTGTTGGTAGTAATGTTACAGTTAAGACTGAAATTGATACTGTTGACTCTGCATCTCCTTATGCGTTTAACCTATCACTGAGAAGTGTCTGGGGTATGAATGGAATGTTGGCGAACGGTGCTAAAGCAACTGGTTTCAAATCAATGGTTGTTGCACAGTTCACTGGGTTGAGTCTTCAGAAAGATGATAGAGCGTTTGTAAGATTTAACGAATCTACTGGTAATTATGATAATGCAGCAGCAGGTGATGGTGCTCACTTAGATGGTTTTGCTGAGTATCGTAAGGGTTGGGCACATAGACATATTGTCTGTACTAATGATTCTTTCATTCAGGCAGTTTCTGTGTTCGCTGTTGGATATGGCACACACTTTACTGCTGAAAGTGGTGCTGACATGTCGATTACGAACTCAAACTCTAACTTTGGATCGACAGCACTTCGTTCTGCTGGTTTCAAAGCAAAGGCATTCTCTAAAGATAAAGCAGGAGAAATTACACATATCATTCCTCCTAAAGCACTTAGTGTTATTTCTACAACTGCAACAGGTGCAAGTGGTGAAGTGAATATTACATTAGCAAACGATGGTTCTGTTAATGGTGTTATTGAGGGTATGAATGTTACTGGCACTAATGTTGGTGTCGGTGCAACAGTTGTTTCTGTTAATACTAACACTAGAATAGTTACACTATCTGTAGTTAACACTGATACTGTCAATGGTAATATTATTTTTGGAGAAGAGACTTCAGTCAACTGGGTGAATATTGATATTCAGAGAACAGTTACTATTAACCAAGCACTTGCTGCTGGTGGAGGAGTTGCTGGTTCAAGACTTTACCTCTATGGATATACTGCTCAAGGTTCACCACCAACAACCAGAGTACAAGGTTATAGTGTTGGTGCTCGTCAAGATGGTACTGGTGCTAGTGCAGTTGCAGATAAACTTAACGTTAAGTTAATCCCTTCTGTCGGTTCTGATGCTGAAATTAAAACCGCAGACATCTCTCCATATGGTCCTGATGTATCGGGTAAAGCAGCAGGAGAAACAGGATCTCCAATCCAATTTGATGAAAATACATACACTATCGGTGGAGTATCTGCTGTTGGTGGATGGTATCTGTCTGTAAATTCAACTGGAAATTCAATTTATACAGTTCTCACTACAAATACACAAACATATGGTAATGTAAACTTTACACCAACAACATTCATTAAGAGAATTCCTGACTCTAGAGACCTTGCTGATAGAACTTACCGTGTTCGTATGGTTATTGACAAGGACAAGAGTAATCCTCTTCCTAGAGATCCCTTGAGTGGTTATGTAATGCAACCACTTAATAGTAATACATCTGCATTCAAATTGGATGGTACATTCTACATCTATGATATTGAAAAAGTACAAGAATTTGTTAGAGGCGTCGATGATGGAATATACTACCTCACCCTTTTATATGCATCTGTTGCACCTTCAGCTGCTAATTTTAACGACAGAAAATTCAGTCAAAATGTCAACGAAGTCTACCCTTCGTTTGACAGAGACAACCCTCTTGCTGACCCTGATCGTGCTTATTCCATCGCTGACAACGAAACTATCGGTCTCGTAAATGCAACGGATAATGCAAGTCCAACTCCAAATAAAGATCCTAAGAGGTCTATTACGAAAGAGGCAATTGTTAATCTTTTAACTGATACTGGTTGGGCAGATCCTTCTACTGAACCTGCATATAATTCAGTTAACAAAACACTTTCTAGTGTTCAACTTACTGCTCGTTTTGGTGATGAAGAAACTAGAAAGATTAACATCAGAGAAAATATTGCTGATAATTCAGTTGCACCTATTCCAATAGAACTTAGAAGGCATTCTATTATGCGTTCTGGTAACCATACGTTTGAATATCTTGGTTTCGGTCCTGGTAACTATTCAACTGCATTCCCTCAGACTCAAGTAGAGACGCTATCTGCTGACCAGATTAAGTTCTCGCAGTCTATTAAAGAAGAAGCAGGTGTTGCTTTCTACTCAGGTCTTAACTCTAATGGTGACCTATTCATTGGTAACCAGGTTATTAACCCTGTTACAGGTCAGATTACAAACGAAGATATTGCACAACTGAATGTTATTGGTGAAGAGAATACAACGATTGAGACATTCTCTGAGTTGGTGCTGACTGATAAACTCACTGTTATTGGTGGTGCATCTAACCAGTTAGAATCTGTATTTGCTGGTCCTGTCACATTCCAAGGTCAGGTATCTTCTACTAGTAATATTATTGCTAGAAAGATTACTTATAATAACCAAGATGGTACGGTTATTAAATCTACCCTGTTAGCACCAGAAGATTCAAATGGTCTACCAAACTTTACTAATATCACTAACTATGATACACCTTCTGATGGCGATTTAGTTTATAATTCAACTTGGTCTCCTGGTAAATCTTTGGGGTGGATTTATTATGGTCAAGTTTGGAAAGAGTTTGGATTGACTGATATTGAACAGATTGATATTCAAACATTTACTGACAATAATGGTGATGAGCAACAACACTTAGGTTTTGGTGTTGCTGCAAATACTTCATACCGTGCTAATCTAAAAGGTAATGTTAGAATTGATGGTAACTTAGTTACTACAGGTACGGGTGGTATTTCTGCTGATAAGTACGTCAGTCGTATATATCGCAATGGTGAAAGTAATGGACCTGATGGTAGTATTTTGACATTCCCAATTACTACTTTTACTGGCGGTGTTCAGCACACTGCAACTTCTCTCTTAGTTATGTTGAATGGCGTAGTTCAAATTGGAGGAACTACTACTGAAGTTAACGATGGAGATGCTAACTATTCTGTTGATAGTAATGCACAAAACATTGTATTTGCTTCGGGTACTCCTCCTCAGGCAACTGATGTTCTTCATATTGTTGAAATGCCTATCTAAATAGTATCGGAGCAACTTAGTCAAAAATGGCACTTACTAAAATCAGTGGAAATCAAATTTCTACTGCAACAATTGCAACTATGGATTCTCTCTCATTTTTAGATGGTGAGAGCATCTTAAAGTTACCTAACGGAACAACTGCTCAACGTCCAGATTCTCCAACTCAGGGAACGCTTAGATATAACTCTGAGTTGAACAATAATGCTGGTGCTGCTGAAGTATATGTTGCGAATAATGGTACTGGAAATCCTGGTTGGGTTGCTGTAGGTTCTGGTGGCGCATCTTTAGGTAAAGGTGGTGTTATTAGAAGTAATCCTGACTTTATTGATGAGAATATTACTGTAGACCCCTCTCTTGATGATAAATTTAAGAATGCATTTACTAGAGGTCCATTAGAAATTAGAGACAATTTTACAGTTACTATTGCAGATACTGCTGATTGGCAAATTTGGGGTGGAGAACCAGAAGATCCTTTTCCTGGTGCAGTATTGGGGATGGGATATGCTCAGACACCAGCAACAAGATATAGGTTGAATACTAATAATTTGAGTGATGCTGGTGCCACTATTCCCAATTTAGCAGTATCATTCACACCTACAAGAACGACTTCTAAGATTATTATTACTGCTTCTATAGCAAATAATGGTAGACACGTTTATTCATTTGGAGTAAAACGTGACGGTGTGTTACTAACGACTGGAGCAGCAAATTCTAATAATAGTAATAGTGGTGGTGCGATAGTAACTGGTTATCATGGAGAAGACGTGGCAAGTCACATGAGAGTAACTACATTTAGTTTTGAGGATACTTCGGTTTCTGCTGGAGATACCTATACATATGAAATTTGTGGCACTGCATCTTGGAGTGGATCGCCTCGTGATCTTTATATCAATGATAGAGATTCTAATGACATGAGAAGTATTTCTTCTATGACTGTCACTGAAATCATGGGTTCATAAATAAAGAGGGGGAATAATTAACTATTATGTCTAAAGTAAGAGCATCTTCTATTAAGGGACTTGGGGTAGCAGATGGTGGACCTTTTATTGATCTGAATAAATTCAGTCATGGTCAACCACTTGATATGGGTAGTTCTAATATTACCACTGGAGTATTGACAATTACAAGAGTAAACATTACCACTGCAACGACTACTACAATAAATGCTACAAATATGGTTGTTAGTGGTGGTTCTGTAAATCTTAATGGTGATGAATTGCTA